TTTCAGTAAAAACCGAAGAGGTGGTAAAATGGATAAATTGCATTTTAGCCTTGATCAGAAAAACCATGTTGGGTGGTTATTTACTGAAGCAATGAATGCTGAATAAGATATTAACTACAACATAACCAACCCTCATTTCCAGCCCGAAAGGGCTTTTGGGGGCCAAAAATAAGGTTATGAAAAGTAAAGAAGAAATAATATTACTTTGGATAGTATTAGGTTTAGTAATATTACCCTTAATAATACTCTACCCACCAATAATTTTAGTTGGAATATTTATGTATGCAGTAATTAATTTATACAAACACTATTCAAATGGATGATATAATTAGAGATAATCAGGGTAATAAAATTACTACAGGTGATCAAGTTAAATTTTATTGTAAAATGGATGGTATGATGAAAGAAGGTTTAATTACTAAAATGACAGGTGGTACATTTGGTATTAAGTGTCCTAAATATACTATGCTTTATAAATATAAAGAAGTAGATAAACACATTATATCTAAAATTAAAAAATGAATATAGGTAAAGCAAATCGTGAACATAAAAAGCTAGTAGAGGAATGTATGGAATTAGCTTTAGTTATTACCCAACAATTGAATAAACCTAGAGTAGATTTTACACAAGAAATAGTAGATGAAATAGGTGATGTTAAATGGCGTTTAGAGCAAGTTGAAAAATATTATGATGAATACCAAATTAATAGTAGAATTAGGTATAAAAAAGAAAGAGAAGATAAAAGAAAACGTGAGGGGTTATAAAAAAGTTCGTATATTAAATCAAAAAAACAAATGGGAAATAATAGTATAAGATTAACAGTTGAGACAATGTCTAATTGGAGAAGTGGCTTGAAACATATTAAGGAGAGAAAAGCAAAATTAGATGAGCGAAATAGGAGAAGCCAAAAGCGTAATAATATAGAGAAACGAAATTCAAGAAGCTCTTTTAACAATAATAAATATTAACCTACATATATACAGAACATGGAATTAAATTATAGAAAATTAGTATTGGATTATTTGGATACAGAAATTGTAGATCAGTTTGATAAAGGTGATTTTAAGGTGTATTCAGAGTCTACTGCCGATGGGTATGAGGTTTTTGTTGCTACTCACGATGATCAGAATCCTTCTATAAATGAGGATGTGCATTATTATGATTCAGATGTTGCAGAGCAAGTAATGGGGAATCTAGAACAGGGGTATTCAGTTTATATTGATGAGTATTTGTATGATGATTTGTATATGGATGATGCATTTGAAGAATATTTTGGTGAGCATGTGGAGGATATTGTTAATGATATTCCAGATTCATTTACTAAAGAGGAATTAGCATTTGTTAAATCAGAATATTTAGATGAGGATGAAGAAACAGAAGAGTAATTGGTGGGCGTTTTGGGATAATGTTAATATGCCCTTGTTAAAAAAAATTAGACGTGTTAAACGTAAAAAACCTAGTGTGTGGGATCTAAAATAGATTATATTAAAAAAATTAAAACTGAATTAACAATGAAAGGCTATTTAAATGGCTGGTTGATTAAGTATTATGAGGATAAATTAAATAAATTATATAATGAAAACAAATAATATACTGTTGATATTAATTATACTTACGTTTGCTGGGGCAACGTGGTTGATAACTGAGAATCATGCTTTAAAGCGTGGAGAGATTCATATGATAGATAGGTGGTTTACGTTGGAGGAAGATCTGGGTAAATTGGAATTGGAGATATTCGATATGAAGACTCAGATGAATAGGATTGAGATGATGATTGATGATATGGCTGTGGAGGAAGATACTGTGTCAATAAATTATAATTAAATGAGTACAACAACGAGTTTATTAGTGTTGATTGTTGTTGGTAGTTTTTTAGTACTAACACTGGCAAATATTATAGGGGATTAAGTTATGTTTAAGATTACTAATGTAGATAATGGTAAAACGTTTACACATCATACTAAGATGGGTATTGAAAATGATACTACAATATTAGAACGTTATGGTTGTCCGTTTGTTGTTGAGGAAGTTGATGCAACGGATGATCAACAAGCACCAAGTATGTCTAACCTAGGATGGAATTTGCTAGTAGGTGGTAAACTATAGCTAGGGAATATGATCTAAGATGTATCTGGTGTTAACCCTCATTGCCAGCATCCACATTTTTTTCAACTTACCTTAAAAATATATATGAACAACATGGGTGTTCACAAATGTTCATAACGAAGTGCGCGGGGAGGCGTGGAGATGCGGGGGAGGGGTCGTATATTTACACCATATGATAATTGGATAACATATTAATAATAGCTGGCCCAGCATGTATTTAGTACTTATGCTGCGTGCATAAATAAGGCGCAACGTACCCTCTACCATGGTAGGGGACTCGTTGTCGGTACCTTATTATCCGTTATGGATTACCCCATTGTATATAACATAATATTCTACCATGGCATATCCCCTGGTATGTTATGCTATATTACCTTAACATTATATGCTGCATATGTTGGTTGTGCGGCGTACGTACCGCGTGTATATCGCGTTTATACCCATGTATGCTGATGTCCATATACGCGTGTATATCGCACAAAAAGAAGTAGATGTATGTTCAACTCGAACTTACCCTTTCACCATCGAAATAGTATATACCTATATCCTATATATTAAAGTCCATTTAACCCAAAAGAATCAAAATCCAAAAGGTTCAAAATCTTCTTCATCGACGGATTCTTCATCGTCGACAAAGTATATATTTATACTGGAATTATGATATTTTTTATCTTCCCCCACATAAAAATTTGGCTTCCCCAGAAAGGGTTCGTATATTTACACCGTAAATTAAAATAAATAAAGGTTATGATTATAATAAATTATATAGCAATAGGAGCATTAATAATGTTTATCATGGAGGTTATAATTAATCCCTATAAAGAAAAAATAGCAGCCATAGAAAAAGAAGATAAACCATTCCAGTTTGATTGGATCACAAGAACCTTTTGTATAGTAGCATGGCCACTTGCACTTGCTATAATATTAAAACATACAATTCAATGGATTAAAAATATATTAAAATAAAAGTTATGAAACAAACAATAAAACATATATTACTATTTTTAGGACTTATATTATCATTAATATTTGCCCCTTCATGTACTAAACAAGAAACAATTCATCAATCTCCTTGTAATGGTGATTGTGGTGCTATATATTCAGTTATATATAAAAATCAAGAAATTTTTCCTAATGGAAATGGTTATTATGAGATAGAATGGGATGGGTTAAATTATTTTCAAGTTAAAGGTCAGTTAACTTTATTAAACCCCCAATATGTCGTAAATGATGTGCCCTTAATCGAAGCAAATTTTGATTCAGATTATTGGGTAGTATTAGATTCTATTATGTTTCAAACTCCCATGTATAGTTACTTAGGTTGGTTTAATAATAGTAGTTTAAACACACCAATACCTTTTGGGAACTATACATATACAATGAATGACTTAATAGGTTTACACCCACCATTAAATATAGTTGGTTACCAAGTTCCCAAACACTTTTGTACAGAATGTCCCTATGCCCCTACTATAGTGGGAACACATTCAAAATATAATTATAACCCCACACAAAATGTATTATTAGATAATGAAATGATAGGTGATACAATCAATATATTTATTGAATCTGTATTTAATACCGAAGGAGGAGTATGGTATCACGGTCATGATGCCCCAGTACCTAAAGAAACCATAGAAACTCAAATAAAAGTTATAATAATATGAGCGAAAAAACGGGACTTACAGAAAAAATAGAATATCTCTTTAATGAATCTAAACATTTAGAAATATTCATGCCAAAATTATCACGATGGCATCGAGTAACACCAAATGATTTTAGATCATTTGATGGTAAAAGAAGAATACAAGGTGAGGAGTATGAAGGTCCATTATATGCCTATGGTACTAATCGTAAAGTTTCACCAAAACACAATAATAAGATCGTTGAAAGCGAAGTAACTAAAGCCCGCGCATTAATCTCCCAAAAAATACGTTAATGTCTAAACCCAATATTAAAAAAATTACGGAAGACAAAGCTTCCCAATATTTCAGTATTGAAGAAGACTTACTAGACTCCCCTATCCGTTTTTATACTAAAACAGAAGACGAAGATGGGTGGGATAAAATAACATATTACACCTCCAGACGTAAAGACATATACTCCAACCGCGGTGAAGCTGATCAATGGGTTTATATACTATCAAATCCTACACTACCCAATATGCTCAAAATAGGTTATACCAAACACGAGCCTGAAATTAGAGCAAAACAAATTAGTACTTCCACCGGTGTAGCACTACCATACAAAGTAGAATGGGCATTTCAATGTTTTAATGGCGAGCGACTAGAGCGGGAAGTCCATGAAGAATTAGCATCTTACCGCGTGAATCAACAACGTGAATTCTTTGATATACCATTAGTTGAAGCACAAGAAGCAATTGAAAAACTTGGAAAACAATATGTATAGTATATACGTATCTATAAATTAAAATATGATGAGAGACTTAAAAGAAGAGTTGATGCAAATTAAGGGAGGCGATTTCCCTAAATGGTATGCATCGCTTACCAAACTTGAAAAAGCAGAATACTTTCAAGCATTAGAACAATTCGAAAAAGAATTTAAGCCAAGAGATTAATTTCCTCTAACTACTACTAAACCGTAGCTTTTTTTAATCTCATTATATTGAGATAGGGAAATTTTATGTGTTGTTATTAATGTAACTTCATTTCCCTCTATAATTGCTTTTCTACTTGCCGTTGGAGTTATAACTGTTTCTATAGTAGAACAGCTAACCATTAACATTATTCCTATAAGTGTTATTACATTTTTTATCATATCTATAAATATACGTAACCTTTTAGTCATATCCAAGTTATATATGACGTTTTTTAGAATTTTATCTTCTAACCCATAATATATTAATTCTAGATAATTCTTGATGAAAAGTATGATAGCCTTCCAAATTTAATTTTCCCTCAGAAATATTAATAACCCTATATCTTAAAAATTGATCTCTTTTTAAAAAAACATTTATATCTTCTTTAATAACATCCCAATGTTCCCAACCATAATGAGAATCTTCATTAACTATTTCGACTCTAGTTAATTCTATTTTATCATTACTAATCTCAATATAGAGACTATCTACTTCACTTAAATCTAATAAATTCCAAGACTGGTTATTTGTAACATTTGTATAGTTATATTCTAATATTATAAAACTTGCCGAATCCATTAAGGTTTCCCACTGGTGTGTAATATTAGTGGGTTGGATAGGATCAGGTTTTCTACATTTAATCATTAGAATTAAGGGAAGTAATAATATTACTTTCCACCATTTCATGGTTATAACTATATTATATAATAATTTAATAAATAAGTCACATATGACGCTTTTTTATTTTAGTTTGGAGTATACCTTACTAGTACTATATTTATTAATGACATGGACCTTAACCATATATTCAACCTATTTGGAGGTGACCCTAAAAAGTACACTGAGGAGCCACCTTCTACTATTAATATAGAACAATTTGAAAAAACACCTACATTTAAAGTTGGCATGTATAAAAAAATTATATTAAACCAACACGTATTCCAAAAGAAACTTATCAACATGTTTAAAACTCCAAAAGATGATTTTGGAATGGACGGTATGGATGATGTAGGAGAATACATAGCTCACCATAGGGCCTGGAGTTATATTAAAGATTGTAAAATTGATGATGAAATATGGCAAGGTAGTTTAACCATCCAACATGATGACTATCTAGATACAGCATTAAAATTATCAATATCCTTTTTTGAAGAGCGAGAAGAATATGAAAAATGTGCTCATTTAGTAAAAATTCAAAGGTATCTTAAAGATAATTTGGATTCGAAATCCTAATATCGTATATTCCCATCACGGGGTTTGAAAAAAACGTATAATAAAAAAAGTGTGATAAGGTGATACACGGGATTATAAGGAACACCCTATTAAAAATAAAATAAAGTTATGAGAAATAAATCATTAGTACAAAACAGATTAAGAACACTCCAGGGCCAATTAAAAAAACTTGATATGGAAATTCATAGAGGGGGAGATAGAACATCTATTAATGGAGCCCAAAGAACAGTTGAAGAAACAGTTCAAGATATTATTGATATTGTAGAAAGAGAAGCATAATGAGTCTATCCGCAGAACAAATTCAAACAAATTGGAATAAATTTTTAGCTTATATTAATACTTACATCTCAGATCCTAGAAGAGAAAAAGTATTAGCATTTTATAAGAAATTCGAAGATGATCTTGTATTAATGCCAGCATCACATAAAACAGCTTACCACAATGCATTTCCAGGTGGCTATATTGACCATGTTAATAGAGTTATAGAAGGTGCTTTAGCAATAAATGAAGTATGGAAAAAATTTGGTACGGAACAAAATTACACAACCGAAGAACTTGTATTCTCAGCTATAAACCATGATTTAGGTAAAATGGGTAATGGTGAAGAAATGGCATATCTACCATCTAAAGATGATTGGAGAAAAAAGAATTTAGGTGAAATGTATCAATATAATAAAAAATTAGCCTATATGTCAGTCCCCGACAGATCTATTAAATTATTAGTTGATCATGATATTAAACTTACTGAAAACGAATGGATGACTATCAAATTACATGATGGTTTATATGACCAAGCTAATGAACCTTATTTAAAGAATTACATGCCAGAGCAAAAGCCTCGAACTTCCTTGGTATTTATAATTCATCAGGCAGACTTAATGGCAGCAAGAATCGAATTCGAACAAGTATGGCTT